CGCCGCATCAGCGCACAGACACGGACAGGGTAATGACATTTCCGACATGGGAGATCGCTCGGTTTGAGACGATATGGAGATCCTGCGGCAAAGATTACGAGATTGTTGCGGTGAAAATCGAAGAGGTAAACGAGGAATGAACGAGCACATGATCAGCCTGCTTGCAAAACAGCCGAAGAGACACAGGCGGTATCTGATTATTCATACGGAATGTTGGTGGCAGGGATACGACGGAGATCTGATCATGGTCACTGAGGATTCGTGGCATGTTCTATGGAAAAGACGGAGACCGAAGAAGATGAGGAAAGCGAAATGAAGCTGACGGAAGAAGAACAGGAGATCTGTAAGCTATATGGCAGACGGCACGAAGACGGACGCACCAGATGCAGTGAATGTCCAATGGTCATGGACAGCAGGTTTTGTATCTGCAAAGCGAACTGCACTGAAGAAGAATACAACGAGTGGAAAGAAGGGTGGTGGTTTAAATGACTCAGCATATTGTGAACGTAGCGTTCGATTTCGATGACCAAAAGGTCAGAGCGATCCTTGAACAGTCGGCGGTTGAGGACGTCGAAAACAAGTTACTTGAAGAGATCAAGGAAGCATTAAGGGGAGACGGATATTACAGAGCGTCTGCGAAAGAAGCGATGAAATCCATGGTTTCACGGCAGATAGATCGGTTTCTTGAAAAGAACAGAGAAGCGATTATCGAAGTGGTCGTTGAAAGACTGTACGAGCGGATTTCGAGAGTAAAGAAGGTGCGAAATGTTAAAGATGCCGTGGAAGAAACCAAAGCCGCAGAAGAGTAATTGGATCACTGTGATTCACAACGGTTACAAGGTGGTTCAGAGGGAATTGAAGGGTAGTGATGCTTTCGGCAGGAAGTACGAACGGACGTATTACAGCGGAGCGCACGAGGTTCTGCACGAAGTTGGCGATTACATGACGGAGCATGAACTGATGATTGCTTGTGATGAAATGGACGACCTGTTAGAGGTGCTGTACAGAGAGATAGGAGGTGGTCTGAATTGACTTTAGACGAATATCAGGATCTTGCGGCGAGGACTATATTAACGCCGTACATTGACGAGATGGAAAAGCACGCACTGAGCGGACTGGTATCTGAGGTTGGCGAACTGCACGGTCTGTATCAGAAACTGTATCAGGGTCACGAATGGGACGGAGATCACGCAAAGAAAGAGGTCGGAGACGTGCTGTGGTTCGTGGCGGAATATTGTACAGCCATGGCGTGGTCACTTGAAGAGATCGCTGAAATGAACATCGAAAAACTGAGAGCCAGATATCCAGACGGATTCGAAGCAGAGCGGTCTCTGCATCGCAAAAAGGGCGATATATGATTGACTATCAGGACGCAAGATACATTGTTACCGAGATCAACAGACTTCCGTATTATCGGCGTTGTATTGCTGAGTACAAGGAAAAGATTGATGATCTTGAGCGGCAGAAATCAGAGTTGACCATGCCGTCATCACCGAATGGTAAAGAGGCGATCGGAGATGCGAAAGGGAACGAAGTATTCGACTACACGAAAGTGCTCATCGACATTATTGCGAAGCAGGACGAGGTCAAGCAGGAGATGTATGAGTACATCTGGTTACTCAGGAAAGCAGAGCGGTATTACGAACAGCTGACTGGCAGTCTGGAATCCGATTTTGTCATTGAGTATTTTCAAACAAAAGACAAACGGGAGTTACAGAGAAAGTTCCACATCGGGAACGCCTACGACAGGATGATTAGGATCGCAAGATCCGTGATCATAAAAAAATGAAAGTCCGAAATTCTCGGCGGATTATCGGTGCTATTATGTATAAGCCAAGAAACCGGGAGCAAGTCTTGGTGATAAAAGACACTCATTTTTTAATCCTTTCTCTTGAGTATGGGCGGCTCGTTAAAACCGCCTTTTATTATTTATGAAAGAACTGAAAACAATCGGAAAAGATGTCGGCGGCAACGAAGGTGACAAATGTAACTACAATTTCAGACTGGACACATACGGATGCGGCTGTCAGCACGACTGCAGTTATTGTTACGCAAAGAGTCTGTTGGATTTTAGAGGTTTATGGAATCCTGAGAATCCGTCAGTTGCGGACATTTCAAAGCTGATCAGAGCGGCAAAGAAATATAAGCAGTCAGGGAACACAGCGGCGATCAGATTGGGTGGAATGACAGACTGTTTTCAACCTGCCGAGAAACTACATCGGAATACGTACAGATTAATTAGGGCGTTGAACAAATACCGAATCCCGTATCTGATCATCACGAAATCAGCGATCATCGCAGACGATGAATACATCAAAGTAATGGACAAGGATCTGGCACATATACAGTTCACGTTGACGTTTACCGATGATCAGAAATACATGGATGCAGGTATCGAAAAAGCATCATTGCCGAGTGAGCGAATTAAAGCGATTGAACGGTTATATGCTGAAGGTTTTGACACCCACATCAGGTTATCACCGTATATGCCAGAGTTTATCGACATTGACGTATTGAACAAAATTAAGTGCGACAAGGTGCTTGTTGAGTTTCTGAGGGTAAATCATTGGATCAGAAAGTGGCTCGGCGATAAATGTGATTTAAGCGGCTATACGAGGACGTTTCACGGATATGATCATCTTCCGTTCGAAACAAAGATGAATCTGGTCAAGAAGATGGGGAATGTGCACACGATAACAGTTTGTGATTTCGAACCAGAATACCTTGATTTTTGGAAGAAAGAGTTCAATCCGAACAAGGAAGACTGCTGTAATTTAAGGAGGTAGTATGGCAGATTTAAAGATCGAGTACGTCGATATCGGAGAACTGAAGACGTACGCAAACAATGCAAAGATACATACGGCTGAGCAGATCGAACAGATCAAGAAATCCATCGAAGAGTTTGGAATGAATGATCCGATTGCGGTGTGGAAAAATAACGAAATCATAGAAGGACACGGCAGGTTAATTGCCTGCACAGAACTCGGTTATGAAAAGGTTCCAATCATAAGATTAGACGATCTTTCTGATGAAGAACGGCGTGCGTATATGTTGGTTCACAATAAACTGACAATGAGCACAGAGTTTAATATGGATATCTTAAACTCGGAACTTGAGAATCTATCCATTGAGATGTCAGACTATGGTTTTTTCACCCCTGACTTTGATGTTGAAAGTTTCTTTACCGATAAAGATGTTGAAGATGATAAAAAAAGCGGGATGGAAACCGAAAGAAGTGCAAGCAAAAAGATCCAATGTCCTCACTGTGGTGAGTGGTTTGAAATTGAATGAAGGTTTATCTTGCAGGAGAACATACATATCCTTCGCTGATTGCTGAATTAGTCGGGGGGGGGACAGGAGAAGACTTTCTTCGTGCAGTACCACAAAGTCAAGTTATAAGCAAATATATAACGGAGAATAGTAATGATTATATACCTTGCGGGGGGGGTATCAGGGAACTTGTTCCCTGCATGGAAGAAGATGGCTCAGATGGAGATTACCCCTAACGGATTTATAGGAGCATTGCAAGATGAAAATTTTTGGCGGGGGGGGAGTCGAGACATTGGATACACCAAGAAACGATTTCGCCCGTGAAAGAAAATGAGGATATTTCTGGCAGGGCAAAACGGCAAACAGAAAATTATTCCAACCGTCCACGGGGGGGCTTTAGCACAGCATTAAATGAAGATATACCTAGCAGGGAATACAATATTTCCAGTATATATAGCTCCGACCTTGTTCAACGGGGGGGGTTTAACAATTTAAGTGAAAATATATCTTGCAGGCGTAGCACCCTGTGGGGGGGCAAGGCAGACTACTATCAAAAAGCAGTGATGGAGCATAAGCCGTATATACTAGAGTCCTTCTACTACGCCGATGAAACCACAGAAAAGCTGATCCCTTACTTTGGCGACTTCCTTCTTGATAGTGGGGCGTTCACATTTATAGGAAATGTAAAAAGCCACGTTGACTGGGATGAGTACATCGAGAGATATGCCGAGTTTATAAACAGGAACAAAGTGACGAAATATTTCGAACTCGATATTGATAGTATCGTTGGTTACGAAAAGGTTTGCGAGTATAGAGGAAAACTTGAAAGTTTAACACAAAGAAAAAGTATTCCTGTATGGCATCGAGGAAGGGGATTGGATGAATATATTCGCTTATGTAAGGAATATGAATATATTGCCGTTGGTGGCATTGCGATCAAGGAAATAAAAAAGAACGAATATCCAATCTTTACAAAGTTAATTAGTATTGCACATGAGAATAACTGTAAAGTGCACGGGTTAGGATTTACTCAGTTGAATCTGCTTAAGAAATATCACTTTGATAGCGTTGATTCAACCGCATGGACGGCAGGGAATCGGTTTGGATTCTTGTATTTTTTTGACGGTTCTACTTTAAGAAAATTTACTGTCCCTGATGGGAAGAAACTTAAAGACTCAAGGAAGGTTGCCCTTTTGAATTATACGGAGTGGATAAAGTTTCAAAGATATGCAGAAAGGAATTTATGACCAAGAAAATTGTATACAGAGTTGAAGATGGTATGGACAGAGATAAAATACTCTGCACAACGTATCAGATGAGGAATTTTTACGCTCAGTTTCATGACGGCTTTTTTTCAAATCTTGACGTTATGAACTACATTCAACATTTCACCGCCGCTCAGATGGCAAAAAAAGGTGCAAATGTGGTTGATGTTTGTTGTGGGCGGTCGTTGATGCTTCCGTTACTCAGATATTATGCAAAAGATATCAATAGTTATACGGGCGTTGATATCTCGCTTACTAATATTAAAGAAGCAATGAGAGGTGCGAGCAAAAAGTTACAGCCGGGAGAATATAAAACGTATTATCCGTTCAAGGTTGAGTGGAAGAACGGGAATGTTGCGGAAATGTCGAAAGCAATTCCTGCGGACTTTGCTGATTTCGTGATATATACCTCTGCGATAGAGCATATGCATCCCGAAGATGGCAGAAAGTCACTTGAGGAATGTTTTAAGATCATGAAGAAAGGGGCAAAAATGTTTCTTTCATGTCCGAATACTCCGGGTAATGGATATAACACTCAGTACAGAGCACACGTATATGAGTGGGGGTATGACGAACTTAAAACAACGCTGAACGAGATTGGTTTCAAAATTACAAATGAGATTGGTCTGGTAATGGGTGCTAAGGAAATGAAAGAGTTTTATAAAACACTCCCCACCGATGTGCAAAACTTTTACAAAAAAATGGAAGAATACGTCCCTACAACATGGCTGACGGCTATCATGAGCATCCCGTATCCTAAAGCATCGAGAGAAATATTGTTTATTGTGGAGAAATAACAATGATTGAGAATAAGGAAAATATAAAACGGATCACAATGTTACCAACGGCGATTACCTTATGTGATATCGGTAATGATTGGTATCAAAATGAACTAACAATAGTATTTTATCCAAAAAAATACTATCCCGATTATATGAAGGTTCAGAAGTGGATCATGGATAACATCGACGGCAAACGTCTGAATATTGAGCAGGTTGTCGACTTAGTCTATAACTATATGCTTACATATGATCCTGCAAATGTTCATATTACGGATAAAGTGACGGGAAATAAGGTTCACTTTGATGTGATTGTGGAAAAGTAAGTATCAAGCGGTACGCAACATCCCGCTATAAAAAACTACGGAGGAAAAATGAATAACAATGTTTTACTTATTGCCGAAGTTGTAACAATCTTCGGTCTTTTACTTTTTGTGAAGAAAATGTTCGGAAGAGAAGGCGTAATCGCATGGGTTGGACTGGCGACGGTCTTGGCAAATGTCATTACAGCAAAGAATGCAAACATCATGGGATTTAGTACGGCAATCGGAACGGTTATGTTTGCGTCAACATTCCTTGCAACCGATATTCTTTCAGAATGTTATTCAGAACAGGATGCAAAGAAAGCCGTATATCTCGGTTTATTCTCAAGTGCACTGCTAATCATTTCAACGCAGATAGCATTAAAATACATTCCGTCAGAAATTGACTACGCAGACGGAGCAATGCAGACATTATTCACAATGAATCTGAGAATCAGCTTTTCAAGCATGGTGATGTATTTTATTGCAAACATGGCGGATATCTACATCTTCAACAAGCTGAAGGAAAAGATGAATGGCAGACAGATGTGGTTGAGAAACAACGTATCAACGATTCTTTGCAACTGTCTCGAAAACTTCGGTTTTATCGGTTTGGCGTTTTGGGGACTGTATGATCTGCAGACGATTATGGTAATAGCATTCAGTACATCAGTTATCGAAATGATCGTCGCATTACTGGACACGCCATTCTTGTATATTGCAAAGAAAGTAAAAGACAGGCAATAACAAAGAAATCGCCATTATTTGCGATTTTAAAGCATTTTAAAGCCGATTATGATTTCAGCAATAAATTGTCAAATGAAATAGCAAGCGGTTTAAAAAATGCGGTTTATGGCTGTTATATGGAGGTTTAATGGCAAGACCATCAAAAGCAGATCAATGGCTGACCGAAGATGGTCTTTCATTGCTTACACACTGGAAACGAAATGATCTTCCAGACGTTGAAATAGCGAAACGAATTGGGATAAAGCCAAGAACGTTAAGCGACTGGAAAGAACGGTTTCCGCAGATTTCTGCCGCTTTGAAAAAGGGACTGGAGTATGCTGTTGCGGATGCTGAGAAAGCATTGGTTGAGAAATTTAAAGTACAGACGCTTGTAGAGGAAAAGGAAGAAGTTTGGCAGGCGGAGGACGGATCTGTTCGCAAGCATAAGATTGTGACGAAAAAACAAGTTGCGCCAGATACTACCGCACTCATATTCTTTTTGAAAGCAAAAGCAGGGTGGAGAGATAACTCCGAGATAAGAGCATCAAGTGCCGTTACGGATGAAAGAAGAAAAGAAATGGAGAACTTCTTCAATGACTGATCTCCGTGAAAGAATAAAGTATAAACTGAAGTTCAGACCAGTGGAGATCGCTCATGAACTCGGTTTTACACTTCTTGATGAGATGCATAACGAGTGGATGTTGGAAATGCTGAACGGCAAAGAAGACGGAACTCTTCAGGCTCACCGTGGCTCGTATAAAACGACATGTGATGCGGTTGTTTTCCTCATACTGCTCATAACACGTCCTAACTTAAAAATTGCGTTCTTCAGGAAAACGGATGCCGACGTAAAAGATATCATTTCGCAGGTTCAAAAGATGCTTCGGACTGATCTTGTGGAATTTATGGTTGAACAGTTGTGGGGGGTTCCGTTGATTATTACCGTTGGAAACGCAACGCAGATACAGACGAATCTCACGGATGATCCGAGAGGTGGCGCACAACTCGTCGGAATGGGTATTGGCGGTTCGATCACTGGTAAACACTTTGACATAATCTTTACCGACGACATCGTAAACATAGACGACAGGACGTCGAAAGCAGAAAGAGAGCGGACAAAGCTGTTCTATCAGGAATTGCAGAATATCAAGAACAGAGGTGGAAAGATATTCAACACGGGTACGCCATGGCATAAAGATGACGCATTCACGCTGATGCCAGAGCCGAAGAAATACAGCGTTTACGACACGGGATTAATCTCTCAGGCAGAACAGGCAGAGTTGAAAGCAAACATGCTTCCGTCGCTTTATGCGGCGAACTACGAACTGAAGCATATCGCATCCGAGGATGTAATATTCACAAATCCCGTACTGAACGGAGATCCTGCTATTCTCCGGGATTGCAATTACTGTCACGTTGATGCGGCGTACGGCGGCGGCGACTACACGGCATTCACAATTTGCAGGAAGAAAGACGGCAAGTATTACGCATACGGAAAGCTGTGGCACAAACACGTTGACGAAGTGCAGGATGAGATCATCAGCATACGGAAGCGGTTCATGGCAGGACGGATATACTGCGAAGACAACGGTGACAAGGGATATCTGGCAAAGGAACTGCGGAAGAAGGGTGAGACGGTAACGACGTATCACGAAGGGATGAACAAGTTGCTGAAGATCCTGACGTATTTGAAGTTCAACTGGAGCAACGTTGTATTCGTCGAAGGAACAGACAAGGCGTACATCGACCAGATATTAGAGTTCACCGAAGAAGCGGAACACGACGATGCACCTGATAGTCTGGCATGTCTGATCAGGTTGCAGGCAAACAAGAGCGATACGGAATACAAATCAATATTCGGGTGATTATGAAAGTAGACATTTTAGGACAGGAATACGAGATCTGCATGGATGTCTCAGAATTGGAAGACACCTTACTGGCAGATTGCGACGGATACACCGACAGATCGACAAAGCGGATTATCATTGCGAGAGAACCGCCAGAGTGCGAGTTAAAAGACTTCAACGCATATAAGAAGGTGGTTGTCAGACACGAATTGATTCATGCATTCCTATACGAAAGCGGACTCGACGCCAATTCTATTTGGCATCTACAGAAAGACGAATCACATCCCGAACAGATGGTCGAATGGTTGGCAATGCAGTTTCCAAAGATGCTGAAGATATTTCAAGAATTAGACGTTATATGAGAGGAGTATTATGCTGACATTTCAAGATTTTCAGGCGTGCGAAAGCGTGCCTGATTTCATTATTAAAGCGATATCGGAGCATAAGAACTCCGACGCATACAAGACAGCGGTTGATGCAGATCTGTACGATCATCAGAGAAACAAGACAATCAACGAGTATGTGAAAACCATTTGGACGATGAGCGGTGTGCCGACGATGGACATCACAGCGGCGAACAGCAAGATTGCAAGCAATTTCT